TCCAGCGTTTCGCTTGTGGCCCTGCAAATCTTTCGGGAACCATCACGGCATTGAGCGGAGCGGTGGAGGGCGATTCCTACACGGTGCAGTTCTTGGGGAATGCTGGCCTTGGGTCGGTGCAGACCACCTTCACCTTCGGCCCCTGCCAGCGGTTTGATTCCATCCCCGTTCACTTTGTTAACAAGTACGGCGGGATTGATTCCTACACCTTCACCATGAAGAACCGAAAGCGGGCCAACATCCAGCGGGAAGTGTTTGGCTACAACTCCGATGTCTATGCAACCACGACCTACAACAAGGTTTGGGCGGGGTCGTTTGACTTCGTGTACGCCCTGAATAGCGATTGGCTGACCGACGCCGAATCCGAGTGGTTGATTGAGATGGTGCGTAGCGGGTATGTATGGCTCGAACTTGGGGGAACCCTTGTGGAAGCGGTGGTCAACGCCAACCAGTATCAATTTGTAACCAGACGGAACGACCGCCTCACGCAGTTGCAGTTGGAAGTTGCAGTAGCCTACGACAACAACATCCTATGAGTGTAACCCTCATAGCCTACCCGACGACCAGTTTCATCAACGACTTGGCGGCGTGGAACAACTTCAACACCCGTGCCGATGCCGATGGAGCGGACACCAAGGAAGACGCTTGCTTTGACTGCCTCTACCTGCGCTTTGCGGGGCTGAATGCCATGCCCGAACTTGCCTATGTCCTTGACACGATGGGCGGGACCGACATCGCCGTCACCTATAGCATCGGGGACATTGAGGATGTGACCAAGCAACGGGGTAGTTTCAGCAAAACCATTACCCTGCCGAACACCCCGACGAATCGGGCCTGCTTTGCGTATGCGTACAATATCCAGTCCTTTGTGGGTGGATTCCAACCCAACAAGCGGATAAGAGCCGCCATGTGGGAGGACGGGGTGCAGGTGTTCAGCGGAGTGCTGCAGTTGCTATCCATGTCCAAGACCAAGGGAACCGTCACCTACGAGGTGGGGTTATTTACGGACAATGTGAGTTTGTTCAAAGCCATTGAGGGCAATATGCTGGTGAACACGGCGGGCGTTACAGGCATGAACCACACGCCCACCAGCGGCCATGTGAGCGGTACTTGGACGGCAAGCGGTGCGTTGAGCAGCGGGTATGTTTACGGCGTGGTTGATGCGGCGGGGTTCACGGACATCTTGAACCAAGGCGGCGGCTGGTTCCAAGCCCCATGGTGGAGGCTCGGACCAAGCATCTATGTCAAGAAGATGGTGGACCTCATTTTCACCGAGGCGGGATTCAGGTACTCGTCCAACTTCTTCAACTCGTCGCTATTCAATAAACTGGTCATCCCATACGCAGCGGGGACGATGCCCACCAACCTTTCGGGGTCCAATATTTTTGCGGCAAGTACGGGAAACATCACTTACTTGGTTAATGACAATGGAACGATTGATTTTCAAAACGACTCAACGGGTCCCTATTATGACCGTTCGGGTTATTGGTCAACGGCAAATAGCCGATTTAATGCCCCTATTACTCCATCCCGATGGAATGTGGAGATAGGGTTTGTAGTGTCGTCAACGGTAGCAAATAGCCTTTACACTTATAGCGCATCAATACGCAATTTGTCATCCTCTGGTGACATCGTAAACATCGGCCCAAACATCAACGGGTTAACGGGTAAACGATACACGATTAAGTTTGACAATATCACCGTCCCTGCAAATGCAGCGGTTAATATTGGATTCCGTGTCAATTCGTTGACAACAAATAATTTCTACACAATTCCATCAGGCGCAACAGTTCAATGGACCTGTCTTGAAAACCCATCCAATATCGGCGTGCTGGATATGCGGACCGCCCTGCCTGCCGATGTCAAGCAGTCGGACCTCCTGCAAGATTTGCAGAAGATGTTCAACCTCCAGTTCATGCCCGACCCGCAGGACCCGAAACTCCTATACATTGAACCTTGGAAGGACTTCTATTCTTCGGGGTCGGTGGTGGACTGGTCGCAAAAATCCGACGAGAACGCCGAGCAAAACCTCACCAACGGCGACCCCAACGCCTATACCAATATCATTTTCAAGTACAAGGACATGGGGGACTATTTGTCCAAGACCTATAAGCAGTCCTATCCGCTTGCAAGGGAAGGCTACGGCGGGCGAATCTTCAACACGGGCAACTTTTACGGCAAGGGGGACAAGGTGGTTGAAACACTATGCGGCACTCTTATCCCCGCATCCTTCAGCACGGACAAAATCGTGGGCAGGACTTGGGACATCGACGGAACTCTCGCAAGCGGAACCATCAAGCCTCTGCAAACGGGCTATCGATTGGCGCAGTATAACTTGATTGAAGGGCAGACCGAGTGGGCCTACCAATACGGGGTCAGCGGGAACACGGCCCTATCCGTGGGCATCCTCAAGATGCCCTTCGTGTCCCACATTGACAACCCATACGCCCCGAATGTGGACCTCACCTTCGGGCAGCCAAGGTTGGTGTACTACAACGCCGTGAACGCAAGCGGGTCGCCGTACGCCTACACCAACAACAACCTCTACAACAATTACTGGCTGAACTATATCAACGAAACCGTATCGCAGGAAGCCTTGCAGTTGGAACTCACGATGCTGCTCTCGTCCGTGGACATCTACCAACTGGACTTCCGCAAGCCCGTCTATTACGGCGGTATTCGTTGGAGGTTGCTGGAGATTCGGGACTACCTGGTCGGGCAGATGAAGCCCTGCCGTGTGACCCTGCGACGCATACTGAACCTGACCGACTTTGCTGCAACCACGACCACCCCGATTGCAAGCAACCCCGAATTTTTGTTTAACGGTCCCATTGACCCCGACCCTGTGGACCCAGGATATGAACCCCCGATAAACCCCGAACTCCCTTCTGAAGGATAACCATGGCAGATGTAACCAAAGAGATTGCACTTGAGGTAAGCCTCAAGGATAGCACAAGCGCAGGAACGCAAAGCGCAAAGCAGCGTCTGCGTGAGATGCAGAAAGAATTGATTGCAATGGCTCAAGCGGGCCAGCAAGGGACTGATGCGTTCAAGAGATTGGAACAACAGGCGGGTTCGCTCAAGGATGAAATCGGTGATGTCAATCAGCGAATCAAGAATCTCGCATCCGACACCAAAAGGATTGACGCTTTTGTTGGTGCGGTGCAGGGCATAGCAGCAGGCTTCCAAATCGCTCAAGGAGCGGCGGCATTGTTCGGCGATGAAAATGAGGACTTGCAAAAGGCAATGCTCAAGGTGCAAGGGGCGATTGCTTTAGCCAACGGGGTTCAGCAGGTGGCCAACCTATTGCAGAAGGAATCATCGGTAATGATGGGGCTAAATACCCTTGCAACAAAAGCCTACGCCACGGTCGTAGGTGATGCAACTGAAAAAACGAGGTTGTTTAGGCTTGCCCTTGCGGGATTGGGGCTTGCGGGAATCTTGGTCGTGCTTGGCTTGATTGCCGAAGCCATGGGTTTTTTTAACAAAGTGACGGAAGAGGCTACAAGTTCGCAAAAGGACTTGAAACGCTCCTTGGAAGATACTGCTGGAACACTTGAGTACTATGAACGGAAACTCAAAGCCAACGGAGCAACCGAGGCAGACCTTGCCAAAATCCGCAGGAAGGCCCTTGAAGCAGAAAAGGCTGAACTTGAACGCAAGTTGCAGGAAGATGTCGCTCGCTTTGGGGTTAAAAATGATAAGTACCAAACGGCTTTGCGCCAAGAGATTGAGTTGCTTGACATCAAAATCAAGGAAGAATCCAAGATAATTAACCAAGCGGCAAGCACTCTATCAGCAGCAGAAAAGTCAAGAAGGGACAAAGCCCTTGCTGACCGCAAAGCCGAACAGGAGCGAACCAAAGCCATTGAAATTGAAGGCTATTACGAGCGTCTTGAATTACAAAAGCAATTTTCGACAGAATACGAGGATGCAATAATTGCAGGGATGCGAAAGGAAGCGGCTGCAAGGATGCGATTTGCGTCTTTGGAAAATGCAAGGGACAAGGCATCAAAGGAGGGTCAACTCCAGCGTGAGGCTGACTTGCGTCAAGCCCAACAACAAATGGCTGACCAATCGTTCTCTATCATTGGCGACATCATCACGGCAACGGCAGGGCAGAGTGAGGCAGCACAACGGAAGGCGTTTAACATAGCCAAGGCGGCAAGCATCGCTCAAGCCATCGTCAACACCTACCTCGCCGCAAATGCGGCATTAGCAATGGACCCTCTCAAGGAAGTGTTCCCAGGTCAGCGATTCGTGCAGGCAGCACTTACGATAGCCGCAGGTCTTGCAAATGTGGCCAAGATTAAAGCGACTCAATTCCAAGGTGGTGGAGGTGGCGGAAGTTCTGCGCCATCCCCTGCCGCTGGTAATGCGACTATGACCCCGCCTCCAACCTTTACAAGCCCGCAAACGACCAACCTCGGAACGGGTGACCTGTCATCGGGTCAGGGTCAGCAGAACCAACCCATGCGGGCCTATGTCGTTGAGCGTGACATTCAGCAGACGACCAGCAGGGTGCGCCGCTTGTCCGAATTTGCAACATTGGGGTAAGGATTACATATCCCCACATGGAACTTCCCGTGTACCGAATGACCGTGGACGAGGTGGACGAAGGCGTGCAGTTTGTCGCCCTCGTTGATATGCCTGCGATTGAAAAACCCTTCCAAGCCTTTGCCAAGACCCCGCAAAGATTCGCCGAAACGGGAGAACGCAGGGTGCTGACGGGACCGCTCATGCTTGCCGACACACCCATCTATCGGAAGGACGACACCTACGGCGAGTATTATGTCGTGTTTGACAAGGCCACCATCCGCAAAATCGTGCAGAAGTACTTCAAGCAAGGCAACCAGCACAATGTGAACGCTTACCACAATGCAGAACTCGATGGCGTGTTCATGTTCGAGAGTTACATCACCGACACCGAGCGGGGCATAATGGCTCCCAAAGGCTACGAGGACACCCCCGACGGCTCTTGGTTTGGTTCCTTCAAGGTTGAGAACGACGAAGTGTGGGAGAACCGCCACGCCTTCAAAGGTTTCTCCGTGGAGGGCTTGTTCGGGATGAAAAATACAGGAACCGAACTGGAGGTCGCACTTGCGGGCCTCGCAGACGATTTGACTAACTTTTTGCAACATATCCAACCAAACTACAAATCCCAATAACATGAACTTAAAAGCAGCCATTGACACTTTGCGGACCGAACTCCGCAAGTTCACAACCCAAAAGCAATCCTTTGCCGACTACAAGTTGGTGGATGGAACCGTTGTCCGTGTGGACGGCGACCTCGTTGCAGGTACCGCCGTGTATGTCATCACCGAGGACGAAACCCTTCCTGCTCCTGACGGAGAGCATCAAGTGGAAGGTGTTGGAACAATCAAGACCGAAGGTGGCAAAATCACCGAAGTTGTCGTAGCCGAAGCCCCAGCACCTGTTGAAGAAGTCGCCGTTGCTGCTGAGATAACCCCCGAAGTTGCGGGTGAAGTGGTGAGTGAAATCGCCGAAGGTTACCCAATGGTGGACCCCGCAATGGTTGAAGAAATCGTCAAGAAGCACTTGGTGAGCATCATGGAGGAACTCAAAGCCGCCTACGCTGAAATGGGCAAAATGAAGGACAAGATGGCCGCATTTGCATCGCAGATGGAAACCATGACGGACATTGTCGAGAAGGTCGCCGAACTACCATCCGAAGCCCCGAAGCCAACCGCCTCCGCTATTGTGGAGCAACGGAAGGCCGCTGCCCAGCAGAACTTCAACGCACTCGCACAAGCAATCCAAACTCTCAAAAAATCCAATTAATCCTTAACCCCCAAAACAAAAAGCCATGGCTTATTCATTCGTTGCACCGCTGACTACTTACACCGAGCAGCAGCGCCTCCCCCTCATCACCAAAGCGGTATTCTCCGCCCGTTCCGCAGCCTTGTTCACCAAACAGGTGGGCATAAAATCGTCTGCTGCACTTAACCTCATGGACACCGACGCAAACATTCAGTCGGGAACTGTCTGCGGTTGGTCTGCAACAGGTAACACTACTTTCACCCAGCGTAACATCACCGTAGGTGCAATGAAAATCCAAGAGGCTCTTTGCCCTCGCTCACTTGAGCAGTACTGGATGCAGTCCCAGTTGACCGCTGGTTCTACCTACGACGGCGTTCCATTTGAGCAAGCATTCGCCGAGCAGAAGGCTCTGCGTATCGCCGAAGCCTTGGAAACCGCTATTTGGCAGGGCAACGCTTATTTCAGCGGTGTAAACCAATTGCTGAACGCTGCATCGGGTTCTACCGTTCTTGCTAACGCTTCCTCCACAACTTGGAACCCAGTATCGGCTTCCGTTGGTATCACGACTTCCAATGTCATCAGCATCTTTGACAAGGTTTACAACGACATCCCGCAGGCCATCTTGACCCGTAATGACCTTGTAATCTTCTGCGGTTGGAACAACTTCCGCACCTTGATTGGAGCCTTCAAAGCCAACACGGGTGTGATGTATAACCAGGTGGATTTGCAGGGCCTTGCCGATGGCGACATCGTTTACCCAGGCACGAATGTCCGTGTCGTTGCAGTCCCAGGTTTGACCTCTACCAACCGCATCGTTTGCACCTACCTTGGCAACCTCTTCTACGGAACCGACTTGTTGAGCGACGAGGAGCAGTTTGAACTGTATTTCTCACGGGACAACGACGAGGTAAGATTCCAAGCCAGTTTTAAGGCCGCAACACAATTTGCGTATCCAGACCACATGGTTGACTTCCGCTTGGCCTAAGTGTAAGGGGGGAGGGAAACTTCCCCCCGTTATTTTGTTCCACCTTAAAATAAAATATACACTATGTCTTGCTCCTTAACTACGGGCTACGCCCTCGGATGCCGTGATTCAGTCGGCGGCATCAAAACTATTTTTGTCCAAGCCTTCAACCCAACGGGTTCCGTGAACACCAACGGAAGCGGAACGGTCACAGGCTTCACGGGTTTCTCATCGGGATTCTACGAGTACGACTTGACTAAGGCCACTTCGTCCATGACGGAAACCTTGAACGCAAGCACCGAGAACGGAACCTTGTTCTACACTCCCGAAGTAACCTTTACCATCAACAAGTTGCAGACCGCCGTGCGGAATGAACTGCGCCTCTTGGCTCGGAATCGCTTGCTGGTCATCGTCCAAGACAACAACAACCGCTACTGGGTGTTGGGTGCTGCGAATGGCTTGGAAGCCTCCGCTGGGACTGCTGGAACGGGTACTGCATTCGGTGACCGTTCAGGCTACGAGATGACGCTGACGGGCATGGAGCCCGACGCCATGCTGAACATCTTGCCAGCAACATTCTCTGCGCTGACCGCACAAATCAGCGGTTCGTAAACTATCTTTGACCTGCGGGTTCTCATACGCCCGCATGGTTTAGTGGTCAGGGGCCATCTCGCAAGGGGTGGCCCTTTTTTTTGTACCTTTGGGCATGAGAATTTGCATCGTTTACAACGCTCACCCGACGGGGTGTTCTTTTTACCGACTGGAAATGCCAAACGCCTATCTTGGCGACAACTACACGGAGTTTGACTATGTCTGCGTGGACAACATCGCCAATGTCAAGGATGAAGACCTAAAGACGGTCGATGTGTGGCTTTTCAATCGTCTTTGGTGTCAAGGTACGCTGGAACAAATTCGGAAGGTCTACGAGGCTCTCACGGCGTTTGGAGCGAAGGTTATTTTGGACCTTGACGACTATTGGGTGCTGGAATCGGGACACATCATGTACCGACACTATTTGTCCACCAAACTTGACGAGCAGATACGGGAACACATCCGCTTGGCTGACCATGTGACCACCACGACCGAACACCTCGCACAAAAGATTCGCCTGCTCAACAAGAAGGTAACCATCCTCCCCAACGAACCCTACGAAGCCTATCAGCAGTACTTGCCCGACACGACTGCTGAACCCGAACCGCACCTGTTCAAAATCGGATGGTTTGGCGGGGCGCAGCATCAGGAGGACATCGCCTTGGTGGAGCATTCCTTCAGCCTGCTGGCCCACGACAAGTCGCTGGATGGCCGTTACAAAATCTACCTTGGCGGGTGGAACGACGGCAACCCCGTCTATGACGATTACGAGCGGATGCTATCCTGCAGGGGGCTGAACAAGAACTACGGCCGCATCCAAGCGGCGGACATCTACTCCTATGTGGGCGGCTACAACTTCATCAACGCCACGATTGCCCCCCTCCGTGATACCAAGTTCAACCGCCTTAAAAGCGAACTGAAAGTCGTGGAAGCGGGATGGATGGGCAAGGCTATCATCGCATCCGAAACCATCCCCTACACGGACATAATCGTCCACGGCCACAACGGGTTGCTCATACCCTACGGCAAGAAGGACGCTTGGTACAAGGCCGTCCGCAAGTTTGTGAACGACCCCGACTACGCTCGCTCCTTGGCCGTGCAGTTGTCCAAGGATGTGAGGGAGCGGTTTGACATCAGCAAGACCGCCGAACGGAGGGCCGAACTCTACCGAAGCATCGGGCGCAAATTGTGAAATTCGGGCGCATCCTACATTTGGGAATAGAGTGATTTACCTATCCCCCAACACCACGAACACAATCGTCGTCACTTGGACGCAGCGGGCCTCATCGGGGGACCGTTACATCTTGCGGCTGACCAACATCGCCAAGAACGCCACGACCGACTTTACCCTGCTGAAATCGGCCAACCTTTCCAACTATACGAACCGTTATGACAAATTTCAGATTGCCGTGGGGTCGCTTGAAACAGGCTCGTATAAGTATGAAGTTTACGATACCTCTTCCACGGTTAGCGCAGCGACTGCAGTCGTTGAAACGGGCTTGGCGTATGTACAGGTAGTTTTGCTGACCTTCAACACCTTCGCCAATTCCATCCAGTACACCGTCTTCGGCTCGTCCGATGAGCGAGTGTTTGATTCCACCTTTGACCAATCTTTCGCATGAGCGTACAAACCCGCAGTCAGTTGGTAGCATCTGCTGCCACCATCACATCCGAAACCGCTGCAGGAGCGAACACCGCCGCCCGTGTGGGTGGACTATTCGACGACCTCGCCGATAGCGCCACCTTGGACCGAGAGCGGGGCGTTGCGAACCTGTACCTTGACGAATCCAAGAACTTTACCCCGACCCAAGGGCAGGCCGTCAAGTTAACAACCCCGCTGAAATCGGGACTGCTGACTACCTACAACTTTACCCGCACTACCACCGCCATCACCTACACAGGGACGACGAGTGCTGCTTTGCGGGTGTCGGCAAGCATGGTATTCTCGCAAGGCAACGGCAACCAAATAATCATCTACATTGCCAAGAACGGAACCATCATTCCGCAGTCCATGACTGACATCACCACGGGCCACAACAACGGCCATGCGGTCACGATTGAAGCCGTTCTGCAAGGTGCAGTCAATGACGAGTTTACCATCTACATCAACGCCGTGAGCGATGGCGGTGCTATCACGATTTCGGCCCTCAACTTCACCGTCCACACGCTATGAGTATAAAACAATCATTCACCCAATGGCTTGGGATTGAGCACAAGGTCCCCGTGATGCTTGAAAACAAAGCGGGCAAGTACATCACTTATGGGGCTTTCAACGAGTACCCCTACTATCTGCTGGACAACTACCGAAGAAGCAGCAAGCACAACGCTATTGTGAACGGGAAGGTGAACTACATCGTGGGCGGTGGCTGGCAACCTGGGGAAAAGATGACCGTGGAGCAGCAGGCCCGCTACGCCAAGTTCTTTGACGGGTTGAGTGAGCATGACGACTTGAACGACATCACCGAGAAGTTGGTCCTGGACCTTGAACTATTCAACGGGTTTGCCGTTGCGGTAACTTGGAACAAGATGGGAACCATTGCGAAAATGGAACACATCCCCTTTGAAAAAATCCGAGTGGACAAGGACGAGCGGATGTTCCAGGTGGCCGATTGGTACGACGACGCAATGATCCAACTCTACCCCAAGATTGGGGATGTCGAGAAAATCCCCGCATTTGATGCAGACAACCGCATCGGCAAGCAACTGTTCTACTATCGGGTGTATGCCGCAGGCGTGAAGTCCTATCCGCTCCCCGAATACATGGGAGGATTGGCGTGGATTGAAGCCGATGTGCAGGTGGCGAACTTTCACAACAACAACCTGCGGAACAACTTTTGGGGCGGGTATTTAATCAACTTCAATAACGGCATCCCGACCCCCGAAGAACAGGGCGACATTGAGCGTCAAATCAAGCGCAAGTTCAGCGGGACGGATAACGCTGGACGATTCGTTGTGACTTTTAATGATGATGTCAGCAAAGCCCCGACGCTTGAACCGCTCACGCCATCGGACATGGATAAGCAGTTCGAGATTTTGAACAAAGCCATCCAGTCGGAAATCTTCATCAGTCACAGGGTCGTGAACCCGATGCTATTCGGGGTGAAGACCGAAGGCCAACTGGGAGGGCGGCAGGAACTGGTGGAGGCGTACGAACTATTCAAGGCGACCTATGTGAACGACCGAGTGCGGAAGGTGGAGCGGATGATGAACTACTTGGGTTCGTTCAACGGCGTGGAAGGGATGGAACTGATTCCTGTGGAGCCCATCACGGAGCAGTTAAGCGAGAACGCAATGATTCAAGCAATGACACCCACCGAACTCCGAGAGAAGGCGGGACTGCCTGCCATTGAAGTCAAGACCGAGAGCAGCGTGCAGGATGTCATCACGGCCATTAATAGCCTCTCTCCGCTCGTTGCAAACAAGGTGCTGGAGTCAATGTCGCCCAATGAAATCCGTGCGCTTGTGTCGCTTCCTGCGAAGGCAGAGGGCCAAGGGCTGATGACCCCCGCTGGCACGCCTTCGGATGTGGTTGGACCCAATCCCCAACCCGACGAGCAACCGCAAACCCCCGCCATGATGGGCAACGACAACATCAAGAAGTTGTCGGGCCGTGAGTACCAAAACCTCATGCGTATCGTTCGGCACTATGCGCAGGAGAAAATCACGCTGGAGATGGCCCGCACGATGCTATCCGCTGGTTTCGGGTTGACCCCCGAAGAAGTGAACACCCTGCTCGGAGTGCAAGAGCAGGCGTTTTCCGAGCCTATGTGGGGCGAAGAAGACACCGAGGATTACGGATGGGGGGACGAGGAATTTAAGGTCTTGGAGGTGGTTGCAAGCAAGTTTGGGAGCAGTTCCGACGACTATGTGGTCATGCACTCCAAGCCAATGCGGTTTGATGCCGACTTGGACGACCAGGTGCGTCAAGCCTTCGCTGAACTTAGGGAGGAAGAAAAAGAACTTGACGAGAAAATTGAAAAGTACCGCAAGAAGAACCGTGAAGCATCGGTGGAAGAAATGGCCAAGGAGTTCGGGGTCAGCAAAGCGAAGGTCGCCAAGCGGGTGGCGTACTTGATTACCAAAGACCGCTACCCCATCGCAAGAGCGGTGGACCAAATCGCAGAGCAGGGCTTGCCCAAAAACATCAAGGAAGTGGCCGAACCCGTGCTTGAAGTGAGGTACAAATATTCGTGGGCCGCAGGGTTCAGCAACAAAGACAAGAGCACGAGCCGTGAGTTCTGCAAGGTCATGCTGGACCTCGCTGACCAAGGCAAGGTTTACACCCGTGACGACATAAATGGTATTTCCAACATCATGGGCTACTCCGTTTGGAATCGCCGTGGCGGTTGGTATCACACGGCCAGCGGAGTGAACCGCCCCCAATGCAGGCACATTTGGGAGCAGCAACTTGTCATCCGTAAGGGCAACAAAATTTCAAAAGCATGAAGGCACTATTCATAAGCGAACAAACCCTGCTGGACAACTCGGTCATAAACGAGAATGTTTCCTTTACGCAGATTCGGCCTACCATCGTGAAGGTGCAGGAGATGCGGATTCAGCCCATCGTTGGGTCGGCCCTGTACTCGGAAATGGTGACGCAAGTGGTGAGCGGCACGACCACGGCACTCAACACTACGCTATTGGAGGACTACATCCAACCCGCTATGGTGCAATGGCTCTACTACGAGTTACCCATGGTCTTGGCGTTCAAGTACATGAACAAGGGAATGGTCCGCAGAACCAGCGAGGAAAGTTCCCAAATGTCCATGGACGAAATCACCCGCCTCACCGACAAAGTGAAGAATGATGCCGAGTGGTACTCCGAGCGCATCACCCGCTACTTGATGGAGCAGAAGGCCAACTATCCGCTATTCAACTCTCCGCCATCGGCCTTGGACACCATCTACCCCAACGGAACCAATTACAACACGGGGATGGCCTTGGATGCTCGGACCCTCCGCCGTGGTGCTGGACTTGACAGGCCATGGCCCTACGACCCCTACTGCAACAACTGCTGAACATGGGCGCACACTCTAAAAACATTTTGAAACTACAAGCCTATGTCTTGGATAAAAATCAAGCAAGCACTCCTTGCGCTTGCAAATGCTCACCCGCAAGTAAACTCCTTCGGAACGGGCGACCCGCTTGCCATCGGAACGGACAACACCATCAACCTACGAACCCCAAGCCGTGAGCGAATCGTCTATCCTTTGGTATTTGCGGATGTTCAGTCAGCGAGTACTGACCTTGGGAGTTTGGCTCTTGTGGTCGGGGTCTATTTTTCTGACCGAGTGGAATCCATTGCCACGATGGGTGGAGTGGTTTCGGGCAGCCCGACGCTGGGTTGGCAGGACAACGAAGACGAGGTTTTGAGCGACCAACTGCAAATCGCTCAGGACTTCATTTCAAGCCTCACAAACGACCCGACGCAAGAGTGGACCCTAAGTACCAGCGTCAGCCTTACGAGGTTTGTGGAGAGCCGAGATGACCGCACGGCGGGGTGGGTGGCTACGATGTCATTCCAACTTCCGTACTCGCATTCCGTTTGTGAAATTCCTTCATAAGATACATTTACCCTAAAGCAGAATTATGCCAACTCCAATCTTACAACAAATGCTCGGACAGGGCGGTACTTGCGAACTGATTGATTCAGGTGCAGCCGCCACGGGTAAGAACTACGACTTTCTTGTCGTCAATTCAGCCGCAACGATGACCACCCTCACGGGTACAGGCAGCGAGAACCTGCTGACCGCTTACAACTTTTCCACCAAGTCCATCTCCGCAGGCATCGTGATTTGCGGTCGCAACGGCGGCAAGATTACGGCGGTAACGGTTTCCGTAGGTAGCGTCATCGGTTACACCTTCCTCTAACCATGCTGATAGGCTACGGCTACGGCTACCCCCGTTCAATGGTGATGGGCAAGACCCCTGCAGAACTTGCGTGGGATGCCTTCAACGCCCGTGCTACGACCGACGGGGCAGCAGCGGCAGAGGCCGCCGTCAGCGGTTGCCTGCAAGCCCGATTCGCTATTCTATTTAACTTCTAAGAATGCCCACGCCTTCACTTCTACTTGTCCCCGCCCGTTTCAAAACGGGGCGGTTATACTCGCAAATCCCAACCAACACGGACAACCGAGGGGACTTCACCGTTACCCGCAACACCGAGGCACGGCGGTTTGATTCTGCTGGCTTGGTTGCATCCGTAGCGTCGGGCATCCCCCGCTTGGACTACTACACCAGCGGCGGCGTGACGGGGTGTCCTGCGTTGCTCGTGGAGCCTGCGGCGACGAACTTGGCGTTGCAGAGTGAGAACTTCTTGACAACTTGGGCTCCCTCAAATATTGCAGTAACAACTGGCTCAACGGCTGCGTTTACGGCTCCCGATGGAACAACCAATGCCGACCTCTTGACTGCTACCACAAGCGGTAACGCAAGAATTAATCAGTCGTTTACATTTGTTTCAGGCACAACTTATTCTTATTCCGCATTCGCAAAAGCGGGGAGTGGGTTTTTTGGCTTGACTATGGAGAATGGCGGTGTTTTAAGCGGGTCCGCAGTTGTTTGGAATCTTAACACGGGCGCTCTTGCGGTTAGCGGAGTTGTTGGAGCGGGCTACACATTGCAGTCACAAGGCATTGAGAACTACGGGAATGGATGGTATCGTTGTAGAATGACCGTTCTTCTTGGCCTTGGGGCCGCTGGGAATATTCGTGCTAATACGAGCAATGGAACCATGACAAGTGCAGTAATTCAAAGCGCAAGCGGGAATACTGCGTATGTATGGGGCGCACAACTTGAAACAGGCTCGGTGGCGACTTCTTATATCCCCACCACCACAGGAACGGGAAGCCGAAGCGCAGATGTGGTATCCGTGAGCGGAGCGGTCAGCGGGTCCATTGGGCAGACGGAGGGGACGATTTATGCGGAGGTTGATGTGAGGACTTTTACATCAAGTGCGGCAAGACGCATTGTCAACCTTCGTGTGGACGGTAGCAATCTTTTGTCCTTACAAATAAATGAAGCAAGCACAAATATTGAATTTGTCGCAGCATCGGGCATAACAAGCGTTACTGCCTTTGCGTCGGGATTAACGGCTGGAATATATAAAATTGCGGTTGGCTATAATTCAGCAGCAAGTGGAACGGTTTTGTATGTCAACGGAACTTTGCGAGATACCAAAACAATCGCAATTCCAAATCTATCTGCCGCAGTTTTTGGTCTTGGCATTCGTGGTGATGGAAGCGCAGGCACTCAACTCAACGACCGCATCCGTGCCGTGGCCCTCTACACGACCCGCCTCACCAACGATGAACTTCAGTCGTTGACCACCCCCTAAGATGCCCACCTTCCGCAAGTTCGCCTTTCCCAACCAAGCAACCGCTGACAAGGCATTGCAAGGACTGCAACCGCTGGACTTCGCCGTGCCGCTCGGACACCTCTGCGCCGCTACCGATGGGGAAGGAAACTGCATCAAGACCCGCCCCGAATTTGCGGTGGACATACTATTCCACGACACCTGCCCCGAAGCCTTGGCCGCATTCGTGGTATGGCCCGCCCCTTGCGGAGTGCATTCGTTCAGCGGGTGGGAAGAACAATACGCTGCTGACCACAAAGAATTTGCAACACCTTCCAAATAAAAACATTTCCCCTTATGCGCCTATTTCGCCGTAACGCCAACCCCGACCAACCCAAACTTCCACTTATGAAATCAGCCGTCATCGCTCTGCTTCGCCACCTGCTCACCTTTATCGGCGGTACACTTGTCGCCAAAGGTATCCTTGACACCGCAACCCTCACCGAAATTATTGGCTCGGTAATCACGCTTCTTTCAGTAGGTTGGATGGCGTTGGATAAATCAAAGGGCGAACCCAACAAGTAGCCACAGGGTGAACCTAATTGAAACCACTATCATCGGCACGGTCAGCGCAATCGTTGGCGGTGCAGTCGCTTGGCTGACACGGGGACGCTTTACGGCGGATTCCCTCCAAGTCAAGCAAGCCCAAGCGGTGCTGGCTATGTGGCAGGAAACCGCTGAGGCTCAAAAGAAAGAGTTGACCGAATTACGCAATGAGATTGTAAGTTTGCGAGAGCGGATAGAGTTGCTGGAGAACACCATCCAAACACTCGAAGCCGAAAACGCAACACTTAAATCCCAGCGATGATTCTGCCACTAACCAAGCACACCCGAAACATCCACGAAGTCACCTGCCAAAGCGGGCAGGAGTTCTTGCTCATCAGCGACCTGCATTGGGACAACCCGCACTGCGATAGGGGGTTGCTGACCAACCACCTAAAGGAAGCCCAACGGCGCAACGCAGGAGTCATCGTCAATGGTGACTTTTTTTGTTTGATGCAGGGCAAGGGCGACCCACGCAGGAGCAAGGAAGACATACGGGAAGAACACAACAACGCCCGCTACTTGGATTCCATTGTCAACACGGCCGTGGAATGGTTTGCACCCTATGCCAAGAACCTTCTATTGGTCGGCTACGGGAACCACGAAACATCCATCATCCACCACCAAGAAACCGACATCCTGCAACGCTTCGCAAGCACCTTGAACTACGCCACGGGGTCAGCGGTTGAGGTCGGTGGGTACGGAGGAACCATTGACATCCGAGTGCTGCACGATGCAATCCGTGGGGTCAACTTTGTAGTGCATTATTTTCATGGCGCAGGTGGGGGTGGTCCCGTCAGCCGTGGAGTAATTCATGACCAACGGTTACTCGCAAGCACCGAAGGCTACGACCTCACATGGATGGGCCATGTGCATGAACTTTACTACCACCAAAACATCATTCACCGCTATGACCGCTCCACGAAGACCCTCCTTCAAAAACCTATTCACCAACTGCGTACTGCGACTTACAAAGAGGAATGGGACGGGGGCTACATGGGCTTTCACACTGAACGAGGCCGAGGCCCGAAGCCTTTGGGCGGATATTGGATGAAACTTGAAACCAGCAGGAACGCAAGCAAGGACAACAAGGGGACCGAACTGCAACTGCACGCCACCTTCACCCCTGCGGATAGGTTGTACTGACCTGTACGATTCCCTCGTACAACTATCCCTCCTGCGTATCGTTTGCGGTTAGGTACAGGTAACCGTACTCCTTCTCTGCGTTGAACTGCGGGCAAGCCTTGGTCACGCCTGGGAAGTCACGATGGCCACAAATGCGGGCCTTCGGATATTTCTGCAACCACGATAGCAGCACCCCTGCGATGGCTTGCCTCTGCTGGATGGTTCGGTCGTCCGTGTCCTTGCCTCCAATGTAGGACACATGGAGGCTCGTAGCGTTGTGTCCTGCAACCCCGTTGGTCACCTTGTCGTCGGTTGCCAGCGTCGTGATGTTCCCGTTGGGTTCAATGATTTTGTGATACCCCACCGCCTTCCAGCCCAACCCTTCCTTCCAATGGCGGCGGATGGATGCAATAGTGGTGTTCTTCGGCGTGGCCGTACAATGGACGACGAGGTGGGTTATATTTCTCATAGTTATTCTTCGGGGTTAAGGAGTGGGTAGTAACAAACGGTGTGGTCTTCGTCCTTGGGCAACTGGGAGGCGGACACTTCATGAACCCCCGCCCATTGAGCCTTGGCGGGGTCGTAGCCCAGCAACTCGCAAGCCCTTCGGTACTCGCACAGGAGGGCGTGGTTCTGCTCTAGGTCAGCGGGCGATACCGCAATCATCAGCCGCTCCAAGGCATTCGTGAGGGCTTTGGCAGGTCGGGTGGAGTGGTAGGTCATACCGCAAATTTATACCCGATAGCGCAGAAATATGCCCAAAACAGAGAGTTTTGAAAATCTTATACCGCATCGGGTGTAAATGCCCAAAAAGAAAAATGACTACAATGGTCGCAAAATGGTAGAGGCGTTGTAACTTTGTCGGACACTAAACCACCAACCATGCCACAAACCATCAAAAAGTACCCCGTCGTCGTTGTAGAATCAGCGACCGACCCCGTGTCCAAAGAAACCTGCGGAGGCGACCAGTACACCCTCGTAACCCCAAAGAGCAAGGCGAGAGCGTTTTCAATGGCCAAACTATTGAAGAAATTCTACGAGGTCCATGTGTACGAAGAAACCAGCACCGATGTCCAAGGCCATTGGATTTTCAAGAATGGCGTTATGACCCACAATATGTTCAACAATTAAACCACCAACCATGACCCACGAAACCAAAACCAAACTCAAAGCAGCCCTTGCGACGGGCTACATCGTGCTGACCACCTGCCTCGGCCTCGCATTTTTCGGCAGATTCTTTCTCGCAATTATCACCAACTAAACCCACCAACCATGAAACCACTATCCCCCGAACAACTCGCTAAAATCGCCGAGCCACTCCCACCCGAAGCCATTGCGGCTCATCCCCGCATGGCGGGCCTCTCAACCATTAAGGGCATCTTCGTAACCGAACGACTGAACCAAGTTTTCGGTGTCGGTGCGTGGGTCGTCAAGACCGACCTGTCTGCCCCCATTGCAACCGTCCACACCACAACGAATGCTGGCCGTGAGCGGATTGAGTACACCGCCGTAGCCAAAACCATCTTCACGGTTCCCGCCCACGACATCTACTACGAGTGCATTGCATCCAGCACCAACTCCGACCCAGGCGATGCCGCCAAGGGTGCGACCACGGATGCGATTACCAAGATTGCTTCGTGGATTGGAATCGGCATTGATGTTTACAAAGGCAAGCACGGAGCGGCCCCCAAGCCCACGAACGCCAACCTGCTGGACCTCAACGACCGCCTCGGCCTAGTTCCCGCATACGACGACCTCACCGCCGCAACGCTCAAGGCTGACTTCTTGAAACTGGTCAAGAAACTCCCCGCCGACCAGCAGGAACGCTACATGAAGGACATTGACCAAATGACCCCTGCCCGATTTGAAAAGGGCATCGTATTCATCCAAAACCAACTCTCTAAAAAATAAGCCATGGCCTTACTTGAAAAATGTAATGCGGATGTCTATAAAGCCATCCTTGACATCAAAGAGGAACAACCCGTAATTGGGGAGAAAATCATCTCTATCCTGCAAAAGCACGAATGGTCATTTGATTTAACTTGCTCCGAAATGCTTTGGTTCTCTGCGCATCTTCCTTGGAAAATGTGGGACTACAAAGTCCACACCTTTCAATTCCTCTTTGAATCCAAACAAACAACCGTAATGCCATGAACCATTTAGTCACCATCCCCAAGTCGGATATATCCAAGCAGGACATCGCCGACATCGCCGCTGGCCTCATCCTCCGCATTGAGGAAGGCGAGGTCAACCCCATCGCCGCCCATGTACGCTTGAAGGCGGTCGTGAAAGCCCTGGAGCAAGTCCTCAAAGCGACAGAGGACATCGTTCGGGACGAAGCCGAAAAGCACGGCAAGACCTTCTCCGCCTTCGGTGCTGAAATCCAAGTCAAGGAGGGGGCGCTCACGCCCGACTACTCGCACGACCAGCAATGGAGCGACCTGCAGGCAAGCATGAAAGCCCGTGAGGAACTGCTAAAGATGGCCTTCCGCAACGCTGGCAAGGCAACGGTGTACGACGAATCCACGGGTGAAGCGGTTCCCGTATGTCCCGCCAAAGGGACAAAACCAAGCATCGCAGTAACTTTTAAAGCCAGTTAAGATGAAAGACGGACAAACTATCGCCCAATGGCTAAAGTGGGATTTTGAGGTGAATGGGGACTTGGAAATCTACGGCAAGAATGGCAACCTAATCTACCATGAATATTCAAATGGATTTTGGCAAAAGTATGAACACGATTTTCAATGCAGATTAATCTACACAGAGGATTGCTCTGGGTTTTGGGAAAAGTGTGAATACGATTCCGAAAGCAATCGTATATACTATGAAAATAGAAATGGCGTGATTACGGACAACCGCACCCCCGAAGTCATCGAACACAACGGACGCAAATATCAATTAATCCCTTAACCATGCCCAAGCCAAAAGGAAAAGAAATCCAACGAAGAGTCGCCACCATCTACGCCGTGTCGTACCTCGCACAACGCCCGTACAGGGCCACAGAACTCGCAGAAGTGCTTGGGGTGACCATCCGTACCACCTACCGAATCCTAAGCGATTTACGGGCCTCAAATTGGCTCGTACTGGAAAACTGCAAATACTCAATTCAACCTAACCAAACCCCAACCCAAAACCCATGAGCGATTACACCCCACAACCCAACACCTTCACCTTGTTTGCTAACGACAAAGGTGACAACCCCAAGCGGCCCGATTACAAGGGCGACATCGTCCTGCCCGACGGAACCAAGATGCGCCTGTCCGCATGGGTCAAAGAAGGCAAGAGCGGCAAGCGGTTCCTGTCAGGCAAGGTTGAACCATTCCAGCAGCAGACCAGCGGCGGGAATTTTGCCCCCCAAGATGGTGATATGCCTTTTTAGTGTAACTTTGTGAACTAATTACATTTACCAATAACCACCTCATGTTTCCGGCCATGCGGTGTTTAGATAAAGGGTTCAATCCATCGTAACCCCTCGCCCCAACTGCCGGAACAGTTGGGGCGTTTTTTTCTTAATGCTATGGCAGAAATATCAATCTTCAAAGCCTCCACGGGAAGCGGTGTACGAAACAACGTCCCGGAGAGCCACATGCAGTTCGTCCAGTACATTCAGGACATCAAGGACGGCATCTTCTACACCGAAGTCATGGCCTACCGTAAGGCCAAAACCGAGGAAACCAAACGAAGGCTCACCGCCGTAACGCCCAGCGGTAAGTTCAAGAAGCAGGGCAAAGAAGGGCTTGAAACGCATTCGGGCATTCTCTGCATTGACATCGATGCCAAGGACAACGAAGGCGTTGACGTGCTGGCAATCCGTGAGGATGAGTTTCTCTACGCTCTGCACAAGTCAACAGGAGGCGAAGGCTATGCGGCATACTACCGTATCGAGCCGGACCGCCACCTGGAAGCGTTCTACGCCCTGGAGAAACGCCTTGCGGACAAGTTCCATATCATCGTGGACCCCGCATGCAAGGATGTGTCCCGCTTGCGGTTCGTGAGTTTTGACCCGGACGCATTCATCGCCTCCAAAAATGTGCAGGTATTCAAGACCTACCTACCCAAAGTCAAGGCCGCACCGGTCCCAAATTTCTATCCCCACGGAGAACACGATGTCGAACACATCCTCCAACAACTCGAAGCCAAGCGCATTGACCTGACGGATTCCTATGCCGATTGGGTCAAGATAGGGTTTGCCATTGCCGCAAAGTACCATGAGCCGGGGGCGGACCTGTTCCATCGTGTTTCGGCACTATCCCCGAAGTACAACCCCGAAGCCTGCGACCGCAAGTACAAGCAACTCTGCCAGTCCAAGCAGAACCAGGTGTCCTTTGCTTCGTTCATGTGGCTCGCCAAGAACGCAGGTGTTGAAATCCAAACCAAGCAGACCAAGCACATCGTGTCAACCGCCAAGTCCCACCGCATGCGGGTCGGGACCAACGGCGGGCCGAAGGACATCAACGCAGCCAGCGAAACCGCAATCCGGATTCTTCGAGAGATTGACCAAATAAACGTGGAGCAGTTGGAAGAAATCGTCGCCAACACCATGGCCCTTGATACTACGGAACTGAAATCCGCTGACACCGAGGACACTCCGCTAAAGCAAATCAAGGCTTACTTGAGGTCATTTGACCTAAAGCGCAACGAGGTGACCCGATGCATCGAACTGAAAGGCGAACCCATTACCGACGTTGATATCAACGATTTGTTCACGGACTGCCTGGAGCAGTTCGGCAAGAAGGAGGTCAACATGCAGTTAATCAACTCAATCATTGATTCAAGCCATACCCCGACCTACAACCCCTTCATGCAGTTCTTCGCCAAGAACGGACACCGGACCCCGACTGGCTGCATCAAAGCCCTAACCGATACCATCGTTGCAACAAATGTGGAACACGCATTCATGCAACTCTGCATCTACAAGTGGCTCTGCTCCGTGGTTGCAAGCATGCACGGGGAATATTCGTTGTCCATCTTGGTCCTGTGCGGGGACCAAGGCATCGGCAAGACCAACTTTTTTCGAAACCTGCTCCCATCGGAACTGCGGTCCTACTACGGGGAATCGAAACTGGATGCCGGGAAGGACGACGAAATTCTCATGTGCAAGAAAATAATCCTGTGCGATGACGAGTTCGGCGGCAAATCCAAGCAGGAGGCCAAGAAACTGAAGGAACTGTCCTCCAAGCAGACCTTTAGCATCCGCAAGCCTTACGGACGGGTCCACGAAGAACTTACCCGGTATGCGGTTCTCTGCGGCACATCCAACGACGAGGAAGTCATCAACGACCTCACGGGTAACCGTAGAATCCTGCCCATCGTGGTGGGGCATATTGATTGGGATGCCTATGCCGCCATCGATAAGACCGACTTGTTTATCGAAGCCTACCACGCCTACAAGACCAACGGAGCAGATGCTTGGCAACTATCCAAGGCCGAAATAACCATGCTGAACGAAAAGACCATCAACAACGTCCAGCCAGCGGTTGAGAAGGAATTGCTATTCAACTATTTTGAGATGCCAAACGAAAAGAACAAAGGCATCGGAGCGGAGTGGCTGACCAACTCCGAAATCAAAAATATCCTTGAATCCTACACCGAGCAAAAAATTAACCCGAACAAACTTGGGGCGGTTCTAAAGTCCATTGGCTGCAAAAAAGTGAGCCGAGCCGAGCGAAACAACCGAGGATGCTACTACATAGTCACTAAATCAAATAGTAGTAACTATTCGCAAGGCGGTGATAATAAGCGACATCCGTACTGACATAGTCACATAGTCACTACAAATGGAATTTTCATTTAAGATATATATAAGCGTGTGCGTGTGTGCGTGTATGTATATATATATATTCTCTATAGAAAAGTAGTGAATGTAGTGACTATGTGACTATAAGTGGCCCCCACGCTATCAAAAACGAAGATTTTAATAGTCACTACTCAAATTTCGCAGTAACTATCAGTAACTATGCTAAGACCCTACCAAACCAAAGCCATTAACATGATGCGGTCAAGCCTTGTTGATGGCAAGAAACACTTGATACTTTGCTCCCCAACTGGAAGCGGCAAGACGGTCATGTTTACTTACATGGTCGCAAGAGCCTTGGAGAAAGGCAAGCAGGCCATCATATTCACGGACCGAGTGGAACTGCTGAAACAATCCAACGGTGCGCTGGACCTGTTCGGAATCAAGCCAACCCTCATTGAGGCCAGCAAGACCCGGCTCGACGTTTCGGGGAATTGTTTCATCGCCATGGCCCAAACCTTCAGTCGTAGGAAGGACGCAGTCGAATACACGGACCTGCTGAACCGGATGGACTTGGTCATCATTGACGAAGCCCACAAGCAGACCTTCAACCCATTGCTGCCATACATCAACCCCAAGGCCGTAGTCATCGGCGCTACCGCAACCCCGCTCCGTCGTGGGAACCAGGAGTGCCTATCCAAGTTCTACGAGGTTCTGCATGTGCCAGTTCAGGTGCAGGAATTAATTGACCAAGGGTTCCTTTCCAACCCCGTGACCTATGGTGCCAACCAAGACCTTTCCGGAATCCGCATGAAGGGGAATGATTACGACACGGAGCAAATGGCAACGGTCTATTCCAAGCGCAGGGTGTTTGACGGCGTTGTCAAAAACTACGGTAGGCATTGCAGGGGCAAGAAGGCCATCGTGTTTGCCAGCAACATTGCATCGAGCAAGGAGGTCTGCGCTGCTTTGCAGATTGCAGGTCACAACGCCCGCCATGTGGACGGAACCATGAGCCGCCAAGACCGGGCCGATGTGTTGGCATGGTTCAAGCATGCACCCGACGCTATCCTTTGCAACTGCGACTTGATGACCACCGGCTTTGACGAGCCAACCATCGAGGTCGTTATCCTATACCGGGCAACCGCAAGCCTTCCCCTATTCATGCAGATGGTGGGCCGTGGCTCCAGGGTGACCCCGACCAAGAAGGGGTTCACCATACTTGACTTTGGGAACAACGTGCAGACCCATGGCTTTTGGGAGAACCGGCAGCAATGGTCCCTCAAAAAGAAACGCAAGAAGAAATCCGATGGCGTTGGCGGGGCGAAGAACTGCAAGGGATGCGAGGCGATTATTCCCGTCGGGGCGATGAAGTGCAAGCATTGCGGCTACGAGTATCAGCGCAAGCCGCAAGAGCAGGGCGAGATGGTGGACCTGCACTTGATGACCAAGGCCCAGGGCATGAAGTTAGCCACGACCAGCAGCATGTACCAAAAGGCACAACTGGCCAAGGCTAAAGTAATTTCACCGTTCTGGGTGTTGCACAACCAATGCAAGAGCAAAGCCGAAGCCTTGGAGTTTATCCGCTATATGGGATGGAAGCCAGGCTGGGCCTTCCACAACAAAGACCGTTTCCCAATCCTAAAATAACTTACCCATGCAAGAGTTCAAGATTCAATCCGAGTGCTTCCAATGGCACTGGAATAACTTCGCCGACCAGCGGGGCCGATTGTTCACCGTCAACAACAATGCCCCGTCTGCGTATGCTGGAAGCGTGATGAAGGCCATGGGCGTGGTTGCGGGGGTGAGCGACATGATATACCTATCCGCCGCTGGGGCCGTGTTCCTAGAGTTCAAAGACCCCAAGGGCAAGCAGTCCCTCTCGCAGAAATGGTGGCAGGGGGTCGTGGAGGAGGCTGGGTACAGGTACGAGGTCATCCGAAGCGTGGAGGAATTTCAGCGTGTGTTGGCTGAATGTGGGTAGGTTGTTTATATCTTTGACCTACTAAACCAAACAGTATGAAAACATTGTCCTATTCAGTAAGCATTGAATGCTCCACCTTTAACCGCCAGCCTCTTGTTTTGACTTGCATGAACTTTGAGCATGGCGTAACTGTTGCCGAACAAACCGCATCCCGCCTTGGTCTTATGGGCCGTGTCTATGTCACGGGGTCTTGCGGTAAGTCAACTTGGTTTTGGCCTCGTTAACCATGCGCCGCTTCCTGCTCCTTCTGCTCCTGACCGCCTGCACCAACAACCGCCCTTGGAAGGTTATTGAGGTACGGGCCAAGGGGGATGCCTGCGAGTATGTGTTGTCCCGCTCCAACGGATTCGGGCCGCAGGTAAAAATCAAGACCGATACTTGCGGGAAGTACACATTATTCCAAACCATAAATGCAAAGTGATGACACCAAAACAAAAAGCAAACGATTTAATACATAAATTTTTTTCAAACGCATTACCAGATGCGGTAGAGTGTGATTTGAATGTGGGCAAACAATGTGCCTTGATAGCAGTTGAAGAAATTTTAACACGAATGATTGGAAGTCGTGCATATAGTTTTAATGAAAAACTTTTTTGGAGTGAGGTCAAATCCGAATTGCAGTCTTTGTAAAACCCCTAACCCATGAAACCAACCCCCACCGATTTCCGACGCTGGCAAATCCACATCCGCAAGGAGTGCGTGAACTGCGACCGCCCCGACCGCTCCGAAACCATCAAGCCTTGGTCCGTGAACTGGACCCTGCTCGGTCGCATCCTCCAAGCCAAAAACGCATGACCATGCCCTGGATAAGACCCCAAGACCGAATGCCCGAAGAAGGCATTCCCGTGCTGATTACCGATGTGGAAGGACTGCAAATCGTTGCTTGGTATGATGGGAGTATGTGGCACTCCGAGAACCACTCCTGGTTCACCCGTGAAGTCAACTATTGGATGCCCATCCCCGAAATCGTTTAAGCCATGACCTGGATAGCCTGCAAAGACCGAATGCCGAAAGACGGGGAAGATGTAATATTTTTCGCTTTTGGTGTAGATATACTGGTTGGGTTCTTTACGGAATCTATACAAGAGTGGTGCATTCATTATGCTGATAAAACATACCCAACAAAAAATCAAGTGACCCATTGGATGCCACTTCCCGAACCCCCACCCCCCAGCAAATGACCCCAGCCCTCATTCACCACCTCGTTGACACCACCGCCGCTATATTCGGCATCACGCCCGACCAGGTGCGGTCTTCGTCACGGGAACGGCCCTGTGTCATCGCTCGGAACATCGTTGCCGACATCGCCTACAACGAGTACCTATTCACCTTCATGGCTATTGGGAAGGAGTTGAACCGCCACTATAGCACAATCATCATCAACTTGGAATCCTTCCACAACGACTGTAAAGCGAAGCCCCAACTCCGCTACCTGCGGAGGCAAGTTTTCAACAACGCCCAAGAGTATTTGCAGACCGCAGAAGGGGCGTATATTACTGACACTCTGCAACTTCCGCCCACCGAATAGCCCAAAACCGCACACATCCCCAAGGGGTCGGCCTAACCGCTGACCCCTTTTTTTTGCAATCTTTGTGCATGGCATCCGCAGAACAAACGATACTGGACCTCTACCGCACGGGTGAAATCCGAAAGGCTTGCCTCACCATAACGGGGGGCGACCCGCTTTGGAGGGACTTGGAACAGGAGTGCGTGCTGATTCTGCTGGAGAAAGACCCCGCCAAAATCTTGCAAATCCAGTCGCAGGGCTACTTCAAGTTCTATGTGGTCCGCTTGCTGCTGAACCTCTACCGAGGCAAGAACAACCAGTTTGCCCAAAAGTACCGTCACCACGACCTGCTCGAGGAACTGGACCCCGATTCCCCTATTCCCCAAGCGGAGTACGATTCTCTGATGGACGACCTTTGGGCCATCGCTGAAGCCGAGATAAACACTTGGGCGAAGGACGGGGCGTTCCCTTATGACAAGGAACTGCTACGCCTGCACCTCCGCACGGGGAACATGAAGAAACTATCCCGTGATACAGGCATCCCGTACCGTTCTATAATCTATTCCATCGACCAAGCCAAGGCCAAAATCAAGGCCGCCATTCAATCCCATGGACACGCTGATATTTCCCCTGCTGATAAGTAGTTTGACCGCCCTCGCAATCGCCGAGTACCATGTCCTGCCCCAATGGTGGTACACGACTTGGCTGGGAAGGCACAAGCCGTTCAGTTGCGTCACCTGCCTGACCTTTTGGGTGGCGGTGGCCCTGACCCTGCCCACCTGCGGATGGGTTCTCGCCCCTGTTTACGGCCTCGCCTCTGCGGGGCTAACCGTTGTCATCCTCCAAGTCACGAACCGATGACCCAAGACGAGTACCTGCTGGCAACCAAGCACCGCCATTACTGGGAACAATACCAAGCCGCCCTGTTCATGCGGCTCTCCCCCGAAGCGGTCCACGACCTGCAGACCATCCTTGTGGCCCACGGACGACCGAACACGAATTGGTGGTGCGCTGACTGCGTAAAATCGGCCCTATCCTACATTTACCAAGAGGCGGACCAATTCGCCGAAGCCAACCACCACACCGTTACCCATGCCCTCAACCAAAGCCCCCAACGATGAGGCCCAAGTCCAAGCCCGCATGGATTCGCTGATGATGGTCATCACGACCCTCTGCGACTGCATTGGTGCGGTGGAGGAATCCAACTCGCCCAACGCCTTTGCGGTCAAGATGAAAATCGTGGACAAGATTGACGAACTGATTGACAAAATAGAGTATTGATGCACCCAACAAGGATATTCAAGACCCCCGAAGACCTTGGAAAAGCATGGGCCGCCTTCAAGGAGGATGTGAAGGTCCAAGGCGAACAATGGAAGCGGGTGCAGTATGTCGGGAAGGATGGGTTAAAGAAGGAAGACCCCGCCAAAGTGCCGCTAACCTTGGAAGGGTTCAAGCGGTTTTGTCGCAATAATTACGGGGAGGTCCAGCACTATTTTGAGAACAAAGAGGGTTACTACGAGGAGTTCGGTGGTATCTGCCGTGCGATTCGGGAAGAAATCCGAGAGGACCAAATCATTGGCGGCCTGCTCTCGTTTTACAACCCCTCCATCACGCAGCGGTTGAACGGCTTGGTTGAGAAGCAGGAAACCAGCATCACCATCGAGCAGCCGCTTTTTGGGGAATAGTATTGCGGGTTTACGAAAGGCCCGTATCTTTGCATCAGTCAGGTGGCGGAATTGAGCATCGGCTTACGATAGTCCTTCAAACGGGAAGTGCGCATACCCTACTATCGGCCCTCCCCTGACTACACGGCTATGTGGTGGGAGGCCACCCATACAACACCTTGTATGATTGCGGGTTCAACTCCTGCCATGGCCGCAAAACCATTTCGTTGACGCCAACAAAATGATGTTCCAGTACACCACCGCCATCCGCAAAATTCGGGCGATGACCGCTCGGAAGAAGGTGATACAAGGTGGCACAAGTGCGTCCAAAACCTTCGGCATCCTTGCGGTGCTGATTGACCACGCCGCTCGGTTCCCCAAGTCGGAGATTTCGGTTGTATCCGAATCCGTGCCTCACCTACGACGGGGGGCCATCAAGGACTTCGCCAAGATCATGCAATGGACCCATCGTTGGGTTCCCGACCGCTGGAACAAGACCCTCCTGCAGTACAACTTCGCCAACGGGTCCACCATTGAGTTCTTTTCCGCTGATTCGGAAGCCCGCCTCCGAGGGGCAAGGCGGCAGGTCCTCTACATCAACGAGGCCAACAATATCGACTTCGATTCCTACTACCAGTTAGCCATCAGGACCAGCCAAGAAATCTACATCGACTTCAACCCCACCCACGAATTTTGGGCGCACACCGAGGTCCTCCCCGAAGCGGATGCGGAGTTTCTAATCCTCACCTACCAAGACAACGAAGCCCTTCCTGATACGATTCGGAACGATATAGAACTAAACCGAGCCAAAGCGGAGCATTCCGCATACTGGGCGAACTGGTGGAAGGTGTACGGCCTCGGTCAAGTCGGGACGCTCCAAGGGGCTATCTACGGCGATTACACGGTGGTTGAGGGTATAGACCCAAGCACGATGAAATTCGTCGCCTACGGGCTTGACTGGGGGTTCAGCAACGACCCCACGGCCTTGGTCGCCGTGTACCGCAGGGGTGATGACCTATTCATTCACGAACTGCTCTATCATCGGGGCTTGACCAACTCCGACATAGCAACAAGGTTGAAGGAGTTCGGCATTACAAGGGCGTGGGAAATTGTGGCCGATTCAGCAGAACCGAAGTCAATCGAGGAAATCTACCGCCTCGGATTCAATATCAAGCCCGCATCCAAGGGACCCGATTCGGTCAGGCAGGGGATAGATGTGGTCAAGCGGTTTAACCTTCATGTGACCAAGGATTCCGTGAACCTGATAAAAGAACTCCGCTCGTACACTTGGGCCACGGACAAGGACGGCAAGGACACGGGGGTCCCGATTGATTCCTACAACCACGCCTGCGATGCGCTCCGCTATGTGGCCCTCAACAAATTGGCCGTGAGCAACTCGGGCAAGTATCTTGTGGTGTAACTTTGGGGCATGAACCTCGAATCCATCCTTGACCTTGCCCTCGCCATCGGTCGGGTCGTGCTGGCCTTGGTGTTTATCGGCTGCATCTTAACCCTCCTTATTCAATGAAACTATACACAGAAGAACAAATAAAGTATTTCTTTGAATGTGGTAGAAATTACCAAAATAACGCAGAAATTACTTTTCGAGTAGCGCGAGATGAAATGCCTACTAAACCCATTGAACTGCCAACGGACGAGGAGATAGGGAAAGGCAGAGATGAACACATACCCATTAATGAAATTGATATGTGGTCGGAGAGATTATATTTTACCCTTGGTGCAAAATGGATGCGTGACAAAATACAAGGAAACCAAACCATAGAGCCATGAAACTCATCCACTATTACCACATTTATTGCGGCGGCGGCGGCCAATGGCAACTCATCATGCACCAACACATGATGGCCCTGTGCAATTACGGGCTGATAGAACAACTGGACGAAATCCGTGTGGGCATCGTTGGCCCACCCGACCAGCGGAAGGTCGTGAAAGAAATCTTGGACAACTCGCTCGTGGCGGCAAAGATTAAGGTGGTGGTCACCCGAACCAACGCTTGGGAGCAAGCAACCCTCACCGAGATGTACAAGGCGAGCCAAACCGAGGATGCGGCGTATTTGTACGGGCATACGAAGGGGTCCGCTGACCCGTCGCTTGTGAAGCAGATGTGGTGCAGGTCCATGATTTTCTTCAACATCGTCGCTTGGGAACGCTCCCTTGCGGAACTGGAGAAAGTGGACTGCGTGGGAACCCATTGGCTCACCACCGAGCAGTTCCCCCAAATTGCGGACCAAAACAACCCCGACGGCTACCCATATTTCGCAGGGAACTTTTGGTGGGCCAAGTCAAGCCATGTTCGGGAACTCGGTGAACCGCTCCGAGAACATCGCTACCAAGCCGAAACTTGGATTGGCAAGCGGGAAGGCATGACCGTGTACGACCCCAATCCAGGCTGGCCCGACCCAAGCAAATTTGTCATCACATTCTAACCATGAAACTGCTCGCCAATATCGCCTACCACCACCATCCGAACAGGGTGGAGAACTTGACCAAGGTCATTGAGGCCATCAAGTCCTACCCTGTGCAGTCGGACATCTTCGTGGACACCAACGACCCCCAAGCAGCGCAAGAACTCGCTCACCTTCCCGTCACCTTCCACGCCCACACGGCGATGGGACACCCTTGGGAACTGACCAGCAAGCACCGCAACAGGATTGCAGAGGTGTACCAGCACTTTGACTGGGTGGCGTATTTCGAGGACGACATGATGCTTCCCAAAGAGGGTTTCGTCAACTTCACCAAGCAGTTTGATGCGATGTTTGAGGACAACTTGTACCCGTCCTTCACTCGGATTGAAACCTACCCCAATGTGGAAGGCGAATTTAGCCCCGACATTACATTCAATCCTACACCGAATATGTGGAAGGAGTGGAACGGGAAGACCTACGCAAGCCTTCCGTTTTACATCAATTACCACGCTTTTTGGATGTTCAGCACCAAGCGTCTTGCCGAGGTGTTGAGCCGCAACCCGCAAGCGTTGCAGGTTATACCGAACAACGGCCTCTACCGTGAATCCCTTGCCTCCCTACCCATTTGGTCCTTGGAACTGAAGCCCATGCTGGAGATGACCGAGCAGGGCGAACTTGCGGACCATTGCAAGGTCTATCACCTATCCAACAACTATCGGGACAACAGTAGGAACATCAAAGAAATCTTTAAGCGATGAAACACGACCACATCTTCGGCTGGTCCAGCCCGCAGGAACAAGGCCAACTCCTTCAGTTCATCCTTGACACCCTGCCCCCCAAGCCTCGCATCACTATGGCTGAAATCGGGGTTTACCTCGGACGAGGCACGGCCATCTTTGACGAGGTGTTTGTCAGCAGGGGGCAGAACTACAAGTTGATAGCGGTGGACCATTTTGAGGGTTCGCCCGAACACAAGGCCAGCAACTCGGTTCCATCCTACGAAGTGTTCAAGCAGAACATGATTCCGATATGCGACCAAGTTTGGGCCCACAACTGCGATTCCATCGCTGCATCCAAACTATTCAAGCAGGGCGAATTTGACATCGTTTACATCGATGCGGCCCACGAATACGAACCCGTGCTTGCGGACCTGGAGGCTTGGTTCCCGAAGGTCAAGCGGGGAGGGTTTATTTGCGGGGACGACTACACGGCGGGATGGCCAGGGGTTGTGAAGGCGGTGGGCGAATTCTTCGGGGGACGGCACGGCGTTGTCCCAGGCACGCAACAATGGTACTTCCAAAAATGAAACTCCAAGACCTGACCATCGACCAATTCCAACGCATCGCTGCGCTGGAGTTCTCGCCCGTGCTGACCGATTACGACAAGCGTGCAGGGGTCGTGGCGATAGTGGAGGGGGTAGATGTATCGCTCGTCCGAGAAATGCCCGCCAAGGGGCTGACAAAGCGTTACAAGACCATCATAGCGGAGTGGAACGAACTGCCGACCTTGGCTTATCGCAGGCGGTTCAAGGCGGGGGGCAAGTGGTGGATTCCGACGGTGTTCACAGACGAACTCACGGCGGGGCAGTTGATAGACCTAATGGACACCGATACCACCGACGAGAAGAAACTCGTCCAAAACCTGCACCGCATCATGGCTACCCTTTGCAGGGAGGGTGGGTTCCTTGGCTACTTCCCGAAGAAGTACGACGGGGCAAGCCACCAAGAGCGGGCCGAAATGTTCAAGTCCCACGCCAAAATTGGCGATGTTTGGGGGGTGGTCAGTTTTTTTTTGCTAAGTTCAGAATCCTACTTGAAAGTTTTGAGCGACTATTCCAAGCACCTGACGAAGGGAATGCAGGGCCAATAACCAACCCGCTTGCTGGCTACGGTTGGCTGATGGTCGTGTGGAGGATGGCGAACAAGGATGTGCTGAAATTTGATGCCATCTTCGCAATGAAAGCGGTGGAGTTCCTGAACTATGCCCTGCTGATACACGACATCTTGGAAGCCGAACGGATGGAAGCGGAGCGGATGCGGAGGCGGTAGGACACAATTTGCGAGGCTGGACATTTACCAGCATGGAGTTTGATGTATTCGTAGGTGGTTCGGGCAAGAAACTGACCGACATCCAAAAGCAAGCCTTGCCCGATTTCGGGGTAAATCTTGCGGAGGGGGCCATTGACAACAAGTCCTACGCCGTGGTCAAGAAATGGTTGGAAGGGGTCATCACTTTGGCCAAGCAGAACCTCGCAAATTCAGGGGCTATTGCCAGCGATTCCTTATCTGCCAGCATTGACTTTGAACCCATCACGCTCACCGACACTTCCTTCGTTGTCGCTATTGTCGCCAACGATTACTGGAAATATGTGGACCTCGGTGTCAAGGGTGCGGTCAGCAGTAGTCGTGCCCCCAATAGCCCGTTTCAGTACAGGGACAAGCGGCCACCTATCCGTCCCATCCAAGAGTGGATTGCGTTTAAGAGCATCCAACTGGAAGGCCGTGACAAGGAGGCCGCCAACCGTTCCTTCGCTATAAACATCGCCAACAAGATTAGGCGGGAAGGCTTACGGGCCACCAACTTCATGTCCAACGCAGCCACCAAGGAAATGGTGGATGTGCTTACCGAAAACATAGCCGAAGTCCTCGGCAAGTCCATAAGCGTCGCAACCGTCCGATAACCCATGTCCATAACCGTCCTTTCGGGTTCGCCCCTCGTAGCGACCCCCGTTTACAACAAAATGCTCTACAAGGTCAGCGGCTCGCTGATTGCCCAGCCGAACTACCGCTATGTCTGCGATGTGAAGAACCCCGCAGGGACGACGCTGGCAAGGCTAAAGTGCGACAAACTGCCGACCACCAATTTCGGGTTCTTTGATGTGCAGAAGGTGGTTGAAACCCTCGTAGCCCCGACCGCCCCATCGCTGACGCAGACGGGATTCGTGGACCATTCGGGGTTCTATTCGGGCTATCGGCTGGACTTCACGCAAGAGTACGGAAACACGCCCGTCGTCACGGGAGCGACCACAACGGTCAGCGGGGTGATGGCCTTTGCGGGGAACTTGGAGCAGTTGGAACTTGCTGACTGGAGCCTAAGCCCGTACTTCCGCATCGGTAGCAGTTTTAATTCCGTCCAACCGCTGACAACCCCCACGGCCTTCACGGTGTACCACGGGGGCAGCAACTTCCTTGCCATCAACGGGACCAAGTACACAACGGTATCGGCTAACGATACTTGGCTCGTATCGGCACGGGTTGCTTACAAGTCCGTGAACTACGACTTCGCCGTCAGCCCAAGCCTATCGGGAACCACGGACTTCAATATCCAGCGTTTCGCTTGTGGCCCTGCAAATCTTTCGGGAACCATCACGGCATTGAGCGGAGCGGTGGAGGGCGATTCCTACACGGTGCAGTTCTTGGGGAATGCTGGCCTTGGGTCGGTGCAGACCACTTTCACCTTCGGCCCCTGCCAGCGGTTTGATTCCATCCCCGTCCACTTCGTCAACAAGTACGGTGGGATTGATTCGTACACCTTCACGATGAAGAACAGGAAGCGGGCCAACATCCAGCGGGAGGTCTTCGGGTACAATTCCGATGTGTACGCCACGACCACCTACAACAAGGTTTGGGCGGGGTCGTTTGACTTTGTGTACGCTTTGAATAGCGATTGGCTGACGGATGCAGAATCCGAGTGGCTGATTGAAATGGTGCGGAGCGGGTATGTGTGGCTTGAACTTGGTGGCCAACTTGTGGAAGCGGTGGTCAATGCGAACCAGTATCAATTTGTAACCAGACGGAACGACCGCCTCACGCAGTTGCAGATTGAGGTAGCCGTAGCCTACGATAATAACATCCTATGAGCGTAACCCTCATAGCCTACCCGACGGCAACCTTCATCGACGACCTAACGGCGTGGAACAACTTCAACACCCGTGCGACTGCCGATGGAGCCGATGCGGTTGAAGCGGCCTGCTTTGACTGCCTCTACCTGCGCTTTGCGGGGCTGAATGCCATGCCTGAACTCGCCTATGTGCTGGACACGATGGGCGGCACGGATATCGCCGTCACCTATTCCATCGGCGACATTGAAGATGTCACGAAGCAACGGGGGTCATTCTCAAAGACGATAACCCTGCCGAACACCCCGACGAATCGGGCCTGCTTTGCGTATGCCTACAACATCCAATCCTTCGTGGGTGGATTCCAACCCAACAAGCGGATTCGTGCCGCCATGTGGGAAGACGGGGTCCAAGTGTTCAGCGGAGTGCTGCAACTGCTCTCCATGAGCAAAACCAAGGGAACCGTCACCTACGAGGTGGGGTTGTTCACCGATAATGTGTCCCTGTTCAAAGCCATTGAAGGCAATATGCTCGTCAACACGGCGGGCGTTACAGGCATGAACCACACGCCCAATAGCGGCCATGTAAGCGGAACCTGGACGGCATCGGGTGCGTTGAGTAGCGGGTATGTTTACGGGGTGGTGGATGCGGCAGGGTTCACGGACATCTTGAACCAAGGGGGCGGTTGGTTCCAAGCCCCATGGTGGAGGCTCGGTCCCAGCATTTATGTCAAGAAGATGGTGGACCTCATCTTTGCCGAGGCGGGGTTTCGCTATTCCAGCACATTCTTCAATTCATCCTTCTTCAACAAGTTGGTGATGCCCTATGCGGCGGGAACCATGCCGATAAACCTATCGGGGTCCAATATTTTTGCAAGAGGTAGTGGGGCGAATTATTCTGCCGTAACGGGGTTCCTGCTTTTTCAAGACGATTCAACGCCTCCGCTTTATGATAGGCCAAACTATTGGGTCGCATCGTCAAGCACATTCGTGTCGCCAAATTTGACCACTCGGTGGAATATTAGGGTAAAATTAAAATTTACTTGGTCCGCACCTGGGACAAGGCTTCCTTTCGGTATATCGTTAAGAGATACAACAAACAACCAAAATATAGCCCTCATACCAGCATTAAACAATGATGGCTCATGGAACTCAATCTTTACCAAGGATGCGTTTCAAGATGTGGTTTTTTCAAATATTTCAATTCGTGCGGGCATAAATGTTAGGCTCATAGTTGATTCGCAAGTGGCGAGTTTTGACCAGCAACCAAATTGCAGCATACAATTTGAGTGCCTTGAAAATTGGACCAATGTTGGCACGCTGGATATGCGGACGGCCCTGCCTGCCGATGTCAAGCAGTCGGACCTCCTGCAAGATTTGCAGAAGATGTTCAACCTGCAATTCATGCCCGACCCCCAAGACCCAAGGCTGATTTACATCGAGCCGTGGAAGGACTTCTATTCCAGCGGGTCGGTGGTGGATTGGTCGCAAAAGTCCGATGAGAACGCAGAGCAAGTGCTGACCAATGGCGACCCGAATGCCTACACCAATATCGTGTTC